GGATTGACCCACGTGGTGGAGTCAAATTACGTAACGGCGTTACAGCTATTAATGGAACTGCTTTAGGCGCTAATGTGGAAGGTATCGCTTCGTTTTTTACGGATGGCGGAACTTCTCAGATTATCGCTAATCATGGTACTGCTGTTGTGCATAGCACAGGTGGGAACTTTACTGCTATGACAGGTCAGACAGCGAGAACTGCTGGTTCTCGCATGTACGGCGTAACAATGAACAACGTGTTCTATGGTGTGTCAGGAGACAAAGTTTCATTTAAGTGGACTGGTACTGGCAGCGGCAGTGATCTAGGTACGGACATCGATGGAACTGCTGGTAATTTCCCTATAGCCCAGTATGTTACTTTTTGGAATAACTTTGCTTGGGTAGGAAAAACAAGAGAACCTACTACCTATCATAATTCTAGGGTTCGTTGGTCAAACGCTAATCAAGCTGAGAAATGGACTAACACAGACTATGTAGATGTAGATATAGGGGAACGTGGAGATGTTATTACAGGCATGGTTCCTCTTGCTGACCGTTTACTAATTTTTAAGAACAACAGTGTTCATGCTATTTATGGTTTCGATTCTGAATCATTCCAGTTAACTGCGTTATCAAGAGATGTGGGATCTGTCGAAAAATCTACTCCTGTTTCGACACCGTATGGTGTGTTCTTCTGGCATGGGCGCGAAGGCGTGTACTTGTATAACGGACAAGGATTTATTAACGTATTTGAAAAACTACGCCCAGCTATAGACAACGCAAGGATTAGTTTCACTACTCCTCCTCAGTTGGCTTGGTATGAGAATCGTTTGTATGTTTCTGTAGATATGTTGCAGTATTATAAATCTGGGACGCAGGCAACGAAACGCCATGTGTTTATTTATGATCCCAGTATTCAATCTTGGAGTTTGACAGACATAGATGCTGCAACTTTGCATGTGCATGCCCCTCCAGGGGGTACGCCGTTGCTGTTGGGTGCTTGTGATTCTACTTCAAGTCCTGACCATACTGGACGTGTTATTAAGTTAGAGCAGTCTACGTCTACTGATGCGTATGATGGTTCTACTGCTGCTCGTATTGAATCGCATTTTACGACTCCGTGGTTGTCTGGCAGAAATCCTATTACGAAGAAGCGTTGGGGTAGGCCGCAGGTGGTTATGGATGCTGCTGCTGCTTTAACAATGCAGGTCGAGGTTTACACGGATTATGACAAGGCTTCTTCTCGCAAAACAGTAGATATTAATATCGAGGGCCGTGAGTCGTCGTCTGTGTGGGATACTGCTACTTGGGGGTCTGCTGAGGGTACTGGCGATTCTAATTTAGGGGTTTGGGGTGCTGAATCAGCTAACAAGATAACTGATGTTGTTCGTGTACAGAGCCTTGGCAACGCCAAGTCTGTTGCGTTAAAAATTAATGGCCCTAGCCAATCAAGTAGCTGGGAAATTAATGGAATTATGTTTACCTACAAACCAAGGAGATTACGGTAATGACTCTTTCAGTCAATGACTTTACGGCAGGAACGGTTATTACTGCTTCTGCGATGAATACTAATTTTGCAACTATTGAGAACTATGTTAATAGTTCGCCTGGTATGGCTGGGCTTACTGGCGCTACGTTCACTGGTGCGGTGACGATAAATGCTGCTTTAGCTGTTTCTGGGGCTACAACGTATACCAGCACAGTTACTGTAGGTGTGTCAGGTACTGGCCATGATGTAATTTTACACGGCGATACCGCTGGAGATTATATGGCTTGGGATGCTGACACTAACAAGTTGCTTATTGTTGGTACAGCAGGTTCAACAGCGCTTGAGGTGCAGGAAGGTCACGTTGTTATCGACGATAACCTTACTGTTACTACTGGAACTACAGCTCTTAAAGTTACAAATATCGTTGGAGCGCTCACAGTAGGCGTTAGCGATACAGGCCATAACGTCTATTTCTACGGCGCTACGGCTAATAAGTATCTTAAATGGGACCAAGCTAACGACAGGTTGCAGCTTGGGGACTCAGGTGGTTCCAAAGGTTGCGACATCCTTGCTTACGGCGCTACTGACACAAAGCTCATGCAATGGGATGAAAGTGAAGATACTTTCAAAGTTGTAGGTGCTGTCGAAATTACAGGCGCTCTTTCAAAAAGCTCTGGATCTTTCGACATCGCCCACCCGACAAAGGGTGGAGATTGGCGCTTACGTCACTCATTCATTGAAGGCCCAACAGCCGACAATATCTACAGGGGAACAGTCACCATATCTGGTGATTCCGTAAGTGTCGATCTTGACGCTGTTTCTGAGATGACTGACGGAACTTGGGAGGCGCTAAACACTAACCCTTGGTCTATGGTTTCCAGTTCTGGCAATGCTGTTACTTGGTCTTTGTCTGGCAAAACATTGACGATAACTGGCCCTGATGGGGCCGTTTGTTCGTGGATGGTCATAGGCGAACGCAACGACAATGAAATGAAAGATAGCACTATTACTGACGATAACGGTAAATTAATTGTCGAATATGAATAAACGGATATGTAATGCCTAAAGATATTCAATACACCAAACTTCTAGGACCACAAGTCGAAATAACCATGACTAACGGCCCTGATTATGAGGGTACGTATGCTTCTGGCACTACTTACGCTGCTGGAGATGTCGTAACGTATAACAACTCTTCATATATCGCTAGACAAGCGACGACAGGCAACACTCCTGGCGATACTGCTTATTGGCAGACGTTAGCTTCGCAAGGTTCATCTGGTGGTACAGGCCCAACAGGGCCAACTGGACCTACAGGCCCAACAGGACCAAACGGCCCCACAGGACCAACAGGTCCAAGTGGGCCAACAGGAAGCGCAGGGCCACCTGGTCCGACTGGACCTACAGGTCCATCTGGCCCGACAGGTCCGACAGGTAGTACTGGTCCGACAGGTCCAGCAGGTTCTGATGGTAAGACGGTATTGAATGGTTCTGGTGATCCTTCTGGGCCTACTGGAGCTGATGGCGATTTTTATATTCAAACAAGCGACAATGAGATCTTTGGTCCCAAGTCGAGTGGTTCTTGGGGTTCAGGAACTTCTCTAGTTGGTCCCACTGGTCCCACAGGGCCGACAGGCCCGACTGGGCCGAACGGCCCCACAGGTCCGACTGGTCCCACAGGACCAACTGGGCCTGGCGGTACTGGACCTACTGGCCCCACTGGGCCTACTGGCCCTACAGGTAGCGCTGGTCCTCCTGGGCCTGACGGCCCTACTGGACCTACTGGTCCTAGTGGGCCTACTGGTGGCACTGGACCTACAGGTCCGACTGGCCCGACTGGGCCTACAGGCGCACAGATTCTTAATGGTAGTGGTGACCCTTCTGGTCCCACAGGTTCTAACGGTGACTTTTATATAGATACTGGGGATAACGAAATCTTTGGCCCTAAGTCAGGTTCTGGCTGGGGTTCTGGTACTTCGTTGGTAGGGCCGACTGGACCAAGCGGTCCGACTGGTCCTACAGGGCCGAGCGGACCTAGTGGTGGGACTGGTCCTACTGGGCCAACAGGCCCAACTGGACCTGATGGTCCTAATGGTCCTACTGGTCCTGCTGGCCCTCCTGGTCCGTCTGGTGGTACTGGTCCTTCTGGTCCAACTGGTCCTACAGGACCAACTGGACCTACTGGGCCGACTGGTCCTTCTGGTACTCCTGCTGGTTCAGATCATCAGGTGCAATGGAACGACGGTGGTAGCTTTGGGGCTGACGCTAATCTTACTTATGATGGCTCAACGTTAACCGCTAAGGCAGCGTTGACTGTTGGTGTTAATGACACTGGGCATGATGTAATTTTCTACGGAGCGACAGCCGACACTAGTTACTTTTGGTGGGATGAAAGCGACGACAGAATGGTGGTCAGTGGAAAGGTAGAATTTGTTGGCGACGGCGCTTGGAAAACGTGGACTCCAACATGGGGCAACGTGTCAATCGGAAATGCTACGGTGACTGCACAATATGTCCAACTTGACGAATGGGTATTCGTCAAATTAAAAGCCACGGCAGGTAGTTCGACTAGCTATTCATCAGGGTCTATGACGATTTCATTGCCAGTGGCAACGAATGGTGATACTGGCTACCAATGGTTAACCTGTGCGCTAGCCCCAGCAGGAGGAACGCTTTATGAAGGGCCAGTTCTGACTTCAGGGTCTACAGCGTACCCTTGCACAGAGGTTGCAAGTGGCACTTACGCTTCTTTGACGAATGCCAACGGTGGTACAAGTGTTCCAGCAGGATGGGGTACAAGTGCAATCATTTATATGAACGGATGGTATCGGGCAGCATGATGATCCAAATAGGTTTAGAACCAGCACATGGAGTTTACAATTCTGGGACCGAACAGTGGGATGATGGTACTGACGGTCCAGTGAGTGATGCTCAATGGGCGGTAATGCTCAGACGAGAAAGAGATCGACGGCTTGGAACTTCTGACTGGACTCAAGCAGCGGATAGTCCTTTAACAGATTCTAAGAAAGCTGAATGGGCTGCGTATAGAACGGCGTTGAGGGACCTACCTGCATCTGCTATTTTGGGTATGGTTGTAGATTTCCCTGATCCACCTGAAGGAGCGTAATGGAAGAACAAATACCGCAAGAAACAATACTGAAAGAAATACAAGCACGTTACCCACAGGAGTTCCTTATTTCTGTGCAAGCGGTGCGTATAGCTGCGTTGCTTAACCACATGAAAGAGTGTGAATGTGAGCATTGTAGGGCGCACGCTGGGACAATAGAGGCTTAATATAGGAGACATTATGGCAATAAACTACCAAGATATAGCTTCTGCGGCTATGGGGGGTACTGCTAGTCAAACAGCACCAACATTCCAACAGGCTAGTTGGAACACGATGAAAAACCTTGGCTGGAACGAGTATAACCGTAACCAAGAAAGAAGAAATTGGGCAAGGACCGAATCTGATTTTAACCGTGGGTTTGAAGATTTAGCGAAGGCGCTGCCTGGCCAGTACAACAGGAAAGGGATGCTAGACAGTGGTGTCTATCAAGCTGGTGCTAATAGGGCTGTGACGGATCACTTGCGGAATTATGACAGATCTTTTCAGGACTATAACCAGAGGATGGATCGTTCTCGCTTGATGGATGACATTATGTTGGGTGATTTATCTAATTTGCGTAACCAGCTTAATACTCAAGATTACCAGTCTTTGGTGGCCTCAATGGTTAAAAATTCAGGAGGTGTAGCCTAATGAGTAAAGGTGGAAGATACGGTTCAGCACGTGAGGAGCGAAAGCTAACTCCTGAAGAAAGGGAAGCTGCTAGAGAAGTCGAAGCAGAAAAAGCTAGGGAAAAAACTGCTAACGAAATAATATACCAGCAGGCATTAGATCGAGGAGAAGTTCCTACATATACCCCTCACCGAACTACAAACGAAAGAGCTATTTCTAGAGACGCTTGGAATCAGCGAAATGCGATGGAGCAAGTAGCTCGTGACCAAGCTATGATGGGCGGAGCTGTCAATCCTGGAAATTATGGACAAATATATTACAACGATCCAGGAGCGCAGTTTGAAGGAATGGCCCTTTACCCTGGTGGTAAAGTTGCTCCTGGGACAATGGCTAGTGAGCTTGCTACGACTAAGAGCGCTACAGATCCGTTTGATTTGAGCGAGGCTGGTGTAGCTACTGGTATGACTCCTGAAGATCTTGAGTACTATGAAAGCATTGGTGCTTTTGCTGGGATGTTTGATGGGGCTCCATCTGCTGGTGGGACTCCTTACACTGAAGGTTACACTGAAGGCAGTCAAACTGATCCTTTCCAGTATGGCGAATCTGCTTTAACTAGCTTACAGAATCAACGTGCGGCGATGTACGCTGATTATTTCGCTAATCAAGAGGGCTTTGCTCAAGATAGATATAATTCGATAACTTCTTATTTGAACGAACTTCAACTTGGTGCTGACGCACAGTACCAGCAAGACATGGCAGACATGTCGCAGCAGTACGATGCGATGCAGACTTCAAGGGATGAACGTTTTGAAGAAGCTTTTGCTATGGGCGGTGATCGTAGCGGTTTGGCTATGGACACTTTGGCGAGTTTGGGTATTACTCCAGATACCACTACGTTTGATTCTGTTACTGGCGAGACAGACAATATGTTGTTCTCTCAGCAGCAAAGCGGAGCTGACATGCTTAACACGATGCGGTTCATAAGCAATCAGATGCTTAATTTTGGGAAATCTGCTTCTTCTCGAAGTATTAGTGCAGGTTTGCAGCAGTCTGAAATGGCTTTGGCGCAAGAGATGGCTAATATCCAGTTGGCTAAAGATTCCTTTGGGATAAGCGAGATAGAAGCTGCAATAGCTCAAGAGAAAGCTACTGCCGAAGCGAACGCTGCTCTAGCAAGAGCTAGTGAAGCTGAAGAGAAGATGAACGCTTACTTTATTACTGCTGGGCGTGTGTACGCTCCTGAAGCTACTGACGCTGAGTTGGTGGCTATGGGTAATACTGGGCTGTTAGATCCACTTATTCAAGCTGCTATGCAACCAGGGCTTCCTGAACCTACAACCATTCCGTGGGGTGCGACTCCTGAAACAGGTTCTCCCATGACTCAAGAACAACTACAAATGATGGCGACGATGCATGCAATGACTAATCAGGGCCAAGCGCCGCAGTACTATCAAGACCCAGCAACAGGTTTGACAGTTCCTGTGGAATCTGCTTCTGATTTGTTGAACGTCATGCAAGCGCAGGCACAAAGTTAACGTGTCGGAAGATCCACGAACTGCTGCTTTCAAATCGTTGTCTAGCAAGGACAAGCCAAAGCAACATAGGATTAAGACGAGGGAAGAAATACTCGCAGATATGGGTATTGCTTCTGCTACTCCTGTTATTAAACCTGTCCAATGGAAAGTTGCACGCCCGATTGAGCCGTATGTGTATACTCCACCTCCTCCTGAGAAGGGCGGCGGTGGATTCTTAGGTTTCTTGGGTGACGTAATTGGCGTTATTGACACTCCACGTGCTGCCATTGTTTCCACTATCAAAGAAACAGGCGATTTGTTTCGGGGTGAAGGGTTTAGTGCTTCTGATTGGTGGAAGCAAACTGGTGACAATATGATGATGGGTGAAGTGCTACGTGATTGGGGTGTTGACCTTCCTGGTCCTTTGGACTTTGTGGTTGGTCTTGGCCTTGATATAGCTCTTGATCCATTGACGTATTTGGCTGCTGGTACTTTGTCTGCTAGGTTCGCTAATCCTAATAAGGTTGCTGATGCGTTGTCTTCTGCGTCTAAGACGTATAGGGCTGCTGGTAAGCTTGATGAGGCTGAGATGTTGTTGAAAGCTGCTGGTAATGTTACTTCAAAGCGCTCTGTTCTTTCTGCTGGAGATGAAGCTCTTAGTCATATAGGTATGGGTGTTGGTTTACGTATGACAGTGCCTGGAACTGGTCGTATTGGTCGTAACATTATTGAAAAGCCTTTAAGGGCTATCTCTAAGAAAGCTGGGGCCGCTCTTGATGCTAGGCGTGTGCGTCAGTTGCCTGAAGCGAATCTTCCTGATCTTTTGAAAGGCGCAAATAATCCTTGGGCCAAGCAAGGTAAAAAGTCTTATGATTTTTCTAAGCCTGCGAATCGGGAAAAGCTGGTGCAGAAGATGAATACGATACGTAAGAATAAGTTGGCTCCTAGGACTGCTTTTACTGATCCTGCTAGACAAGCGATGAGAATGCCTGTTGAGATGGTTAGGATACCTATTCCTGGCAATCAGGCATTTCTTAAACTTTCAGCAGGTCTTGCTGGGACTGCGTTTGCGGCTTCTGCCAGTACGAAGTTTGGTCGTTCGATGGGTAATTTGTTTGGGACTCAGGGTGAGTATAACAGAGCTATTCGTAAAATTGGTAAGGGGATGGCTCAGGGCGATCAGAATGCTTTGAACATGTATGATTATTTGCGTGTGGCTAAAGGTGCTGCTGATACGGCTAATGTTCGTGTTGGTACTTGGCAGCATTCTACTCTTGAAGAACTTAGAGATGTTCATACTATGGCTGATGGTCTTGGTGTTAATTACGATGATTTGATGTGGCGTGCTGCTGAGGAACCTTGGCAGCTTGTAGATGACGCTGGTAATTCTTTTTTTAATCCTCGTTTGGCAGATATTGGTTTAACTGAATCTGATGAAGTTATGGCGTTGCACGCTAGGGCTCAAAAGTTCTGGGAAAACGCTGGGCAACGCCTCCAAAGAGAGCTGGAGCCATTTGGTGTTCGTGTTGATCTCATGGACTTTAGGGACGAGTTTTATGTTCCTCGTTTCCTTGATGAGGTGGAAGCTGAAGGGGTAGTTAAAGGCGTTCGGGCAGATACTGGTAGCAGGGTAACTATCAATACTGCTATTGGGAAGTCAAATGCTTCTGGTCTGGTAGGTAACGCTTTTTTAAGATCACGCCAGTACATTACTCCTAAAACCATGAGGAACAACTTTCGAGCAGACAAGTCAGATGTTGCAGGTCGAATGGGTATTGGACCTAAGAACGCTGACATGATTACTGATGAAATGGTTCATAAGGCTGCTGTTGCTCAAAAGCTTGATGGGGCAAAGAAAGGCACTTTCAAAGTTGGCATGTACACTCCTGAGCAGCTTGATGCGTTATTTGACGATTTGTTACTTAGCCCAACTGGTGTTTCGTTTGAATATGCGAATGGTTCTAAAGTGTCTAACAGCTACCTTGGAAGGCAACTGGATGATGTCGAAAGAGCTGGCGGCGTTAGAAGCCAAATGGAAAAAATAGGCGCAGAAGAACTAGGGGCAGACTACAAGAAAATATACACTGAAGACTTCGATCAGGCTATGGAACGTTATGTTAATCAAGCTTCCCATAGGCTGCGTGAAAATATGTATATGTCGGCTTTGGATAACGCTGGTATAACAATCAGGGTCCAGGATCTTGACGGAGCAACAATGTGGTGGGGCCAAGAAAGTAGAAGGATTAGTTCTCAATTAAATGGTTTCCTTAATGACATTGGTAAGGGTTTAGATGACGCTGATGCTAGGTTGGCTCGTGAAGAACCTTTACTAGATCAAGCTGCTAAACGCAAAACTGCGTATGAAGAAGCTACTGGCGGTGAAGGCATTGATGTCGCAAGCGCACGAAAATTTGACCGAGCAAACGAAGAGGTAACTGAAGCTACTCGTCAAATTGGGGAAATTAAAAATATCATAGCTGCTATCAATGACCCGAACATTAAGAATTTGCCCGAAGGTATCAGCGTTGACGTTTTTGAGTTGCTTCGACCACCTACGAACAATCCAAGTAGGGGATCAAAGATATTCAATAAAGCCCTCGTAGACCATGCTGGCTATTTAGACGACGCTGAACAAGCTGTTCTAGTCGTTAACGATATGGCTGAAACAATTAATGACATTACTCAGATGAGGGTTAGCATTCAGCAAACGTTAGACGCTATGTCTGGCGCTAGCCCTGCAACAAAGCAACAATTTAAGAACTTACTTGATGAGTTGGACGAAGCTATTGAATCAGGGACTCTTGGGGTTCAAGAATTGAACTTGAACTATATGGATAACATTTTGAAAAACGATCCTGGTGTAAGCTTTCTCCACCATTATGATGAGTTGGGCGAAATTGTTACAAAGGATACGACGTATAAGATAACAAGGAATGGTCGTAAACTTTCTTCCAAAACGTTTACGACACCTGTTGAAAGGGAGTTGCGTAACTTTGTGAAACGTATGACTACTGCCGCTAAGAACGCTAAGGATCCTGTCGTTAAGGCCAACATACTTGCAGATGCTAAACGTGTTGAACAGTGGCTTGACCGTGTGGCTTCTGCTAAGAAGTTATCTTCTCAGTTGGGTGAGCAGCGTATCTATTCTGGTGTGCTTAATTTAATTAAATCTGTTGATGAAGGTGTTGTTAAGATTGACGAGATAGCTGGAATCAACGTTATCCAAAATCAGATCGACGAAGTAGATCAGTTAATATCGAGTAGCTCTGGTATTAACAACCTTGATCCTAAGTCGCAAGCTTTGAGAGATACGTTAGAGTCTGAGCTGCGGTATTTGGAGGATGTTAACGAAGCTAATAAAGCTGCTCTTATCGATATACAAACAGAGTGGGAGCAGAAAGCTGCGTATTGGAATGACTTGTATCAAAAGCGGCAAATAACTGTTGAGGAGCTCACGGCAAGGATAGAATCTTTGAATGATGCTAGACAGGTTATGTTGGATCGGGTCCAGTTGGAGATAATTCCAAGGGGGCAGGTCGCAGGGACTCTTTCAGATAGGTTAGCTAATTTAGGTCGTGTAGATTTACAATATGCGGATGTGGGCCGTCAGGGAGAGATACCTGTTGGTGCTAAATTTGCTGCTGGGGACGCTCAACGCAAAGCGATAAGTATGATTCGTACCGCTAGGGGCCAGCACCAGCTTTTTGATGCGTATGGCGGCGCTTTGAACGAGTACATGTTGAAGCATACTTCTATGCAGTTTAAGAATGGGACGATGGTTCCACGCACAATAGGGCCAGGTGGTAAGCAAACCTATGGGCGAGCTGAGAGGGCTTTTGCTGGCAGGAGCGTTGTTGGTGAATTTACTGATGATGAGATGGAATTGTTATTGAATGGGATGGCCACCCTTGGGAAGATGCAGGATCCGCAGCAGCTAGGTGAATTTTGGAAGCGCTACGATAAGTTTCTTAATTGGTGGAAGGCTCAGGCTGTTACTAGCCCTGGTTTCTTTATGCGAAACCAGATGGGTGGAATGTGGATAAATAATCAGTTGAACGATGTCCCTATGCACACTCATGCACGTGTTCGACAAATTAGGCAACTTGCGGTGCAAGAAGGAGACGGTAATGCTCTTGTAGGTTTGGAGCGGTTGATTGCCAAAGGAAAGCATGTTGATTTGGGCGGCTTGTATGGCAGGTTAATTTCTGGCGGTACAGGTATGCGGACTGTAAGTATCGACGAGTTGCGGACTTTCAAGAATTGGTTTGAAACTGGGATGGCTGGTCAAGGTCAGGTGACGATGGAATTACCTACAGCGTTTGCTGGGGTAAGAGGTGGCGCTTGGAAACAAGGATCTTTGAAACCTTGGCACGTCGATTGGAAGCCTATGAACTGGGTTCGTGCTAGAAACGCTGATTCAGAGTTTATGCTTCGTGGTGCTTTAGCGCACCATAATATGATGACAGGCGCTACCGTTGAGGACGCATGGAACTCCGTTAGGAAGTTTCATTTTGATTACGGCGATTTAAGCATGGGTGAACGTCGAATAAAGAAAGTTATCCCTTTCTATGTCTGGCAGAGAAATATCCTTCCTGTGCTTGTGGAGTCTATAGGTAAGAATCCTAAAGCTTGGGGAAGGTTGCAGCAGGTTAAGGGTGAGCTGGAATTGTATTCAGACCAAGAGGGGATGGTCCCACATTGGTTTGGTGAGAACATGGGAATAAGGTTACCTTTCACTAGAGGCGGTAATCGAGTTTATGTGATGCCTGATCTTCCTTTCCGTGATTTGAATAAAATTACGAAAGAAATGGAAAGCGGTATAGATCTTAAAGGTTTGGGCGAGGGAGTGTTTAGGCTTGGGATGGAATCTGCCTTACCTCCTGTAAAGCTCCCAATAGAGCTCATGATGGGTAAGCAAATGTTTCAAGGTATCCCCTTTAGCGGAAGATACCAACAAGCTCCTTTCTGGGCGCAAATTCCTGGAGTTAGCCAAGCTTTGATTACGACAGGTTTAGCCAAACGAGCGAAAAATGGTCGTTTGGTTATGAGAGATAACGATATTTATAGCTTTGACCAGTGGTCACCGTTGATAGGGAGAATGCGAAGGTTGTTACCTAACGAAAGATCTAAGGAAGAAGCCGCCTTTACTACGTGGATGAATACTATGCTGGGTACTGGCATTAGGGTTAATACTCCTAGGATGAAATATAGTGAGTTTATACGTCGCCAAAAAGAATTTGAACAAACTTGGAGAGACAATATAGATATTGAAATGAGGGTCAGATGAGTAAAACAATTATTAGTAGAAAAGGTTGGGGTTCAAGAGGGCCACGAAAACCTTTTAGCTGGTTAAATAAGCGGCGTGTGCAAGGTATTGCTTTGCATCATTCTGGTGTGAAGAATGGCCCGAAGGGTGTGGCTGCTGTTAAAGCGTTTGAGCGTCATCATATGGATGCTAATGGTTGGAACGCTATTGCGTATAACTGGTTGGTTGATGAAGAGGGTGTTATTTATGAGGGGCGTGGCGCTGGCGTTATTTCGGCTGCGACACGACCATATAATAGTAGGACTGAATCTATTTGTTATACAGGGGATGGCGATAAGGTTGTTCCTGAGAAGTCGTTGGAGTCTATTCGTTGGCTTATTGGCGATATTCAGGAGCGTTACGGTCAGAAGTTGTGGGTTAAGGGCCATCGTGATCTTGCATCTACGTCTTGTCCAGGGACTTGGTTGTATAATTGGTTGCAGAGCGGTATGGGGATTACTCGTATGCCTGAACCTCAAGAGTGGGATGGTATTAAAGCCCAAATAGAGCGTCTTGGAGCTATTGTGGCTAGGAAGCCACTGTCTAGGCGGCGTAGAAGCCGTGGAGAGGCTGTGAGGGTCGCTCAGGAGCGTCTGAAGGCAATAGGGATAGACCCTGGCCCTGTAGATGGCGTGTTTGGAGGTCGTACACGTATAGCGGTATTGAATTTCCAACGGAAATATAAAGACGTGTTGTCAGTCGATGGAGTCATTGGCCGCAACACTTGGAAAGTGTTGTTCTCGTAGTGGGACAGACTTTACATTAAATAGGAGGCTATTATGCCAGAAGGAAAAGGTTACGGAAGTTTCGAGGATACGTTTGGTTCCCAGAACGAACAACCCTATGATTCTACGTCAATTATGAACAAAGCAGACGTAAGTGAAGCTGCTAAAGCGAATGCAGCGTACTTACGGTCTACTGGATTAGGGAATGCCACCAGTAATGGTCGGCCATTCGGAAAGTAAAGAATCATGCCAAAGAAAAAATCCCCAAGCTACCGTGGGCGAGGTAACGTGGACCCTAGGACAGGAAGGCCGTCTAAGCCTAAGCCTAAAGCTCAACCTATAGGGCCAAGGAAACCTGGTTCAAAGTCTAAAGCTAAACCTATAGGGCCAAGGAAACCTGGTGGGAAGCCTAAAAAACCAGTACCCTATGCAGGAAAGACTGCGGCTAAAAAAAGAGGTGGCGCAGCAGCTAAGAAACGAGGCACAGCTAATCCAGCTACAGATAGACCAACGATGCGAGGTGGTACAGTAGCCAAGAGAGGCACTACTCCTAAAAAAGGTCCAGCTAAACCTCGTGTAGAACATAAAGCCAGAAAACCTAAAGTCTCTAAAGGAGCTTCTAAGGGTCGTGTAGAGCATAAGGCAAAGGGGCCAAAAAGAGGTAAGGCAGATCCACGGACAGCTAGGCCAGGCATGAAGGGTGGAACAGTAGCCAAGAGGGGTAAAACTCCTAAAAAGGGTCCGACTAAATCCAAGCCTCGTATAGAGCACACCGCTAGAAAACCTAAAGTCTCTAAAGGGGCTTCTAAGGGTCGCATAGAGCATAAGGCGAAAGGCCCGAAAAGAGGCAAGGCAGACCCTAGAACTGATAGGCCTACTATGAGAGGTGGCACAGTAGCGGCTCGGAAAAACTACCCATCAAGGGGCAACGTAGATCCTAGAACAGGAACTCCTAAGCCACGACCTAAACCTTCACGCAATGTGGCGACAGGTGGTGGGCATCACAATCTATTTGATGACTACAACAAATGGAACACAAAGTTCCATGCTGGCGTTAGAAAAGCAGCAGCTAGAAAAGGTGGCATGGGGACAGGGTTTGTTCCTGGTGTTGCACCAACTAAGAAACGAAAGAAATAGGCAGCGATGACAGAGTTAGCCAAATTCAGTTTAGCTAACTGGCTTGAACGCACCTTATGGACAGCGGCTCAATCTTTTCTAGCCATATTTGTAATAACTGATCTATCTACCTTGACGGCAGCAGCTACTGCTGGTGGAGCAGCGCTGCTATCTGCTGTTAAAACTTTAGCCCAAGAACGACTTAAATCGTAGCCCTCATGTCATATGAGGAATACTATGTCGGTCCATCAGATGAGTTTGAAGACCGTTGGGCTGACTTCATGGCTATTGAGGGGTTAGACATAGAGGTAGAAGTCGCTGAAGAAATACGATCTAATTTAACCAAGTTAGATATTATGGATGGCACTCACGGTCAATGGCATGACGGGCGACTAGGTGTGCTCATTGTCTTTGACAATGAAGAAGCACGAAACATTGTTAAACATTGGAAAGAGTCAGCTAAGGGGAACCTTATTTCTTTGACTTGTATTCTTAATTGGGTCGAAGGTTTTTCTTACTTCCTGCAAGACTGCATTGAAACGAGAGACTATGGGAGTGAAGGTTTGGATTGACCAAGACCTTTGCACAGGTGATGGCCTGTGTGAGGAAATAGTTCCTGCTATTTTTTTTGGCCACAGTGACGGATTGTTTTATGTTAGGGAAGCTGGCACTGATGTGCCTGTTGAACCCACACATCAAATGTATCAAACTGTTGATGTGCCTAACGATCTTGTAGAGTCTACAATCGAAGCAGCCGAGGAATGTCCTGGTGAGTGCATCTTTCTAGAAACCTAGTTTATCTCGGACTACTTCATGTTCTAACAGTATTCGCCGCATCTTGCTTGCGAGTGCGTCTCTTCTGCGAGCAAACGTTGTCTTGGGTATGCCTAGTACTCTAGCTACAAACCTCATGGACAATCCTATGTCTACCAGCATGTGGTATATCCATTGTTCTTCTTCTGTGAGCCTTGAGAACATATCTTCGACAGCTTTGTAAAGCTCGTCGTGTTGACGTTCCATTAGCTCTTGCGAGACTTCTGGCTCTTGGCCAGGTTTAGCGTTTAGGATCGCTTCTATTTCTGTAGAGTAGTAAGACGATATAGAATTAGCTCCTTTGCGTGTACGCACAGGAGCTAGGGAGGGGAACTTGAGGAGCTTTAGCCTATTAAATAATTTTTCTCCCTCGCTTGCTTCACTCGTCATTCCAAGGGAGTAGCTTGGAACTTATAGAGAAGTATTTTTTACCTTCTTGAAAGTTACCTAGCGGAACATCATTCTTATTAATGATATTCATTAACTCCCTAAATTTAACTTCAGCATAATTTTGCCTGGTAGACGACCAGACCCATAGGTATAGCGGAGCTTCTAGTCCGTCCCACCATTGCATAGCTGCAATTTTTTCCATCTTTATTTTCAAAGGTGTTCTACCCATACCCATTACTTCTACTAGTCGTGTAGGGTCTGCCTGCACGTAATCTGGAGTGTAGCGTATAACGTGGGGGAGGTAGTGAAATTTGGTCATTCCTTCTGGCCTGTTAAAACCAAAACGAGCCCACTGTATGTTGTGGGCTTCAAATTGAGATTCTGCTTCGTCTCCCATAGAAACAAAACGCTCTGCGTATGTTCCTTGGTGGAATGGTTTGTCTGTCATTTTTTCCTTCCTACTAAGCGGTGTATTTGACGGTCATCATCATAGGCGAGACCGTTTAATGCATCCTCTATGCCCTTAACATAATTAGATATGTCGCCCCTTAGAGGAGAAGATTCACAATCCATTTCTGTGATTGTGACAATAGCTCGTTTCTTCGACAAAGTTATTGTCATTGAAACTGGGCCATCGAATTTTGGACCTTTGTAATAGTCACGTACTGCTTGTTCATAGTCCCTAGTTCCCTTTGGCGTGTAGGCCCATTGTTTACCATTCTTGCTGGTGACCCTAGGCCTTCCTTTGCTTTTGGGTCTTATAGGGATTGAGAACTTGTATGTTTTAGTCACGAACTTGCACCCTAGATGCTGCTAGTTCGACAAGCTCTCTGATCCGTGTCTCTCGATCTGCACGTCCCACGTATTTACCTACCCTATCGTCTAGTCTTCTTACCCAATCTATAGTAGCTTGGATTGAAAATTCTTGCCATATAAGGCTACCAGCAAACGCCAATAGCGTCGCTGAACGGTCAGTAACAGGTGTCCCTCGCTTGCTTGTTGGGTCTTCCCATATCTCTTTAGCCACTCCTTGGAACTCTCCGTCGATGCGTGTCCCCTTATCCTTTATGCGTAAAGGAGCTGGTTCTGTAGCCCGATGTAACGCCAGTAGCTTTCGATAGACAGAAGGGGGAGTCCTGGATTCCATTGCTGCTTCTACAAACTCGTTCAGGTTGTATCCTGCTACGACTTGTTTTCCCTTGGTCCTTATCTTTGGGTATGGGAGTCGTAGGCAGTTTCCTATCTTGCCTTTTTCTAGGCTTGTTTGTTTCGGGTAGACTTCTCTGATTGGTACGTCTACTGTTCGGCAGGCTCCGATCATTCCGTTTCTAGCTACCGTTGCTGATAACGCTTCTTTGAGGTAGACCCAAACGTGATAGCCTTTGCTCCTTGAAGGTTCTTTCCAAGCTGTTATATTCATCTTGGCTAGTAGCGCAACTAGGTTATCTGCGTGTACGTCGCTGATGTCGCCTTCGTCTAGATCGACTGCGGCCCAGTTGACCATCCACACGTTGTTGCGTTGCCATAATGGGTAGACACCGATTGGTGTGTCCCCATTGAGATGCTCGGCAACGTATTCAAGGTAGTCTTCTGGTGTGACATTTTTGCTCAGGGGGTGTACTTTGTCTTTGACTGATGCGACTGCGCCTCCTTCGTGGAGGGTAGCGAAGTCTTCTAGTAGTTGTTTTACTCTAGCCATGATGACCAACCTGAAGTTGTGTGCCACATATTCCACATTGGTAATGCACAGCTAGTTGCATTCCCTGTTCTTCAAATTCGCTAGTGTTTTCGTAGTATTGAAAAGGGTTATCTTCACAAACGTGTCCTTCTTCAAACGGATCTATTGTTTCTACTCTAGCCATCGGTCATCCTCTGGGATGTCGGATTCGTAGTATTCTCTAACGAATCCGCAGTCTGGGTCCATGAAGTAATCTATGGGGGGCGAAGTTATCTTACACGGTGGCCTCTTGTTCTTACATAAGTCAAGTGAAACACTCACGCTGTGTATCCTTCGTTCTTCGTCTGATAGCTTCGGGTTGTCCCTCTTCCTGAATACGTTTAATTGAAGTATAGCATATTCGTCGGCGTTGAATTTACCGTCGTCCATCCCTCTGCTCGAACCTCTATGGGATTGCTTACCTGATTGGTGTATCAAGCCCACTGGTAGGTTCTCTGCTTCGGCCCATTCCTTCATGCCCTTAAGCACATTTGATACGCCTTCGTATCCTGAAGCCTTGGGTAGCTGTTCCAGGAAATCCACCATGACGAAACGTGGCTTGTGTTGCCAGTAGTCTTCGCATTCTCGCATGGCTTCGCTCATGTCATCGAAGCTTAACGCCGTCGGAAAGATCTTGACACGATCTAGGAAGCCATCTCTGGCTTCTTTGATCTCTGAGATCACATCTCTGTCTTCTGTCCGTAAAGCTTCTTCTACTTGTGCGAGGTTTCTGCGGTAAAGCAAAGCGTATAGCTTTGACACAACCAAGATCTCTGGCTCGTCTGGGGTGTAGATCACACCGTAGAAGTCAGGGTCTTCCTGTAGGTTGCGAGCGATGCTAGACAACAAGACGGCGCTTTTACCTGAGTGCGCTCTGCCAGTTACGACTAGTACATCGCTTGGCCACACTCCTCGCATCTTCTCGTCTATCGCTTGCAATCCCATGTGGAAGCAATCGTGGGAAGCTTGAGCGTAGTTTACCCATTTGTCCACTGCTTCTGATGTGGGTCTAAAGAATTTGTATTGCTCTCCCTCTTCTGGAAGATCAAGGCCAGTCAATCTGGCCTCAATCTCCTCTTCGGTGAGAGCCGTTACGCTCTCCTCCATTATGACCTAGGCTTGTAAGCGTAGTCTTGGAGCTCTGCTCGACGAGCTACCCAATCCCACTCAATAGCATCATCCTCGGTCTGTCCCCCAACGACATCCCAGACAGTGAGAGGTACATTACTGTCGCCTTCTCGTATCCATATGCCGTGGTTCTTCTGGATCTCAAAGCCAGCGAAAGCAAGGGCTTCAGGTGATATGGAGAAGTTCGGGAAGTTGTTCCCACTCTTAGCCACATCAGTTGAACCATCTGCTCTTTCCTTGACTTCATAAACGGTTGTTTCAGTTCCGCTAGTAGAGTCATTCCACTTGTTGGGGTGGAAAGCCAGGATATTAAACGCTGCTTGGTTTATCTCAGCGTTCTTCCCAACACATGTAGGTAGACGCTTGTAAACCCTGCCGCTCATTTTACCACCTGCTGGCTTCTGTGGCGGTGCAGCTACGGATTGAGCTGTTGGACCACTTTGGCTACTATTGGTGGGTGCTTTCGCAGGGGCGCTTGGCGCATTACTTGCAGGTTTGGAAACAGCACTTTTGAGTTTCCGCATCACCACGCCAGTATCACTTATGTCAAATTCTTGACCTGCCTGCTTTAACACTTCGCTCTTTGCTAATTCAAAAAGTGAAGCTGCTTCGGCAGCGATACCTTCATCACCCATTGACACAGGAACTACTCGCTCAATCATGAGGGAATAATCCGCTGTCTCATAACTTTGTTCACTCACCTTTTGGGCGAAATGAACAGTAATTTTAGATGTCTCTGTCATCTCTATCTTCTTTCTCCCTTTACCAGGGGTCTTCTCCGAGGTGTTCTCCTCGGCATTTACCTGCCTGCCATACTGGACACCATTTAGGTGAGCAATGCCACCCTTCCCATCGTTGAGGCCACGTTGTTGCCTCCTCAATGGTCAATAGTGTCGGCACTATGGACCAGCAAAGTTCTATAAACGCCGCCTTATCCTGCTCTGACCTGTAGATCTCTATGACCTGCAAATCTCCATTCGCAAAGACGGCTAAATTAAATTGTTCTTTCTCCAAAGCCCAAGTATACGCATGAGATTGTATATCCCAACGTTTTTTCTCCCAAGCAGGATAATGTCTAGAGGGATTCTTCCAGTCCCAAAGCACGCCGCTTTTATCGTTCCAATCGGCAGTACCAGTTAGAATGAGCTGAACCCCATGCCTAACACCCATCGACTTTTCAAAAGTCTGTTCAACCCCAACTGGATCTAAGATGGGGTTCAGCTCGTTGTACCAAGTTGTGACATTGGCACGACATATATCGACCACTTGCTCGTAACTGTGTCGCCAGACATCAACAGAATTTCCGTTCTCCGCTAAGAATGTATCTGAAACATCTATGAGCTCATCGTAGTCAACTTCTTCGGATCCCCCCATTCTAACTAAACCAGCATGCTCTATTGCGGCATGTACAGCGTTACCTCGGATCAAGTCACTTGTTTGTTTCTGCGTGACTAGCCCAAGCCGCTCTTGTCTAGCTTGCTCAGGGCATCTCAAGAAATTGTTTATCCAACTTTGGCGTAACCTAATTTCTTGCATCTCTCTCCTTTAATGTTGAGGCCAAGTGCAAGGGAGAGTTAACACTTGACCTCAACGGTGTTACCTTGGGGGGTAAGGTAGGGCCACCTTTGGGGTGGCCCCCCTTACCCCCCATTATAGGGTTTACGATAGACAAAGCAACGTCAACCATAATTTTTTCTTTCCCTTCTGACTCGTGTATAACCATAGTGCGGCTCTAGGACAATTCCTTTCAAACGCCGCTGGGCCTCAATTTCCTTGCTATTTAGACCTCCCCACACCCCAAAAAATATGTGGTTATTGACTGCGTAATCCAAGCATTCTGCTTTCTTGTCACATTTCCTACATATTGTTTTGGCTTGGTATTGCCCTCGCCTGGTCCTTTCATTGAAGAAGAGCTCTGTCTTCCCCTTGCAAGGAACGTTTGATGTATCAAACATCTTCGCAATAGAATTTAGGGGTGAACTGTGATAGTCGTTCAGACTCTGCTTCCTTGTACATGTCATGAGCTCGCTGCCTAGTTACACCTAGCACTTTCGCTGCGCTAGCAATACCGCCGTGGCCATTCTCAGTTGCATATGTGTAAAGAGATTGCCGCTTGAAGTATGAAGCTATCTTCATCCAGCGTTCGAGCCGCTTATACCAAGCATCAAACTGTTTCATCCTAAAGACAGGTTGTCTACCATCGTACTGGCAGGCATCAATGAAATCCTCGTCAGTCCAATACGCCGAAGTTTCATCTACACCTAGGATGCTACTCACCTCCTGGAATAGCCCTCTATGTGATTTGTATTCTGGTTCCAAACTCATTATTCATCTCCTTTGTTGTTGTATATTTCATTTGGGTCTTTACGAAGCCTTTGCCGCTGCTCTTCCATGTCTACCACGTTCTCGTCATCTTCTATGGCGATACTAAGTGCTCCACACATAAGCCCGAAGGCTTCATCCACAGCTTCAAAATGCTCAACCATCGTAGAAATGCGGTCAAGCAAAAGCATCAAAGCATCTACAAATGGGCCTTCTAAGGCTCCAAAATTTATTCTAGTTTCATCGTTGTTCATCTTCACTCCAATTCGCACCTGCACAAAATGGGCAAGTGTCATACCTTTCCGTCACACGATCTGAAATGATCGCACGACAATCTAAACATTTGTTCCACCACTTTGGCTTCACATACGAAGGCTTACGCCTACGACCTTTATTAAAATCTTCTGTATCAAAGTCCATAACAACTCCAATGCTGCCAACCTCCACCCCTTGTGGTTAATAGCCACGCTGACGCATAGATATTAGCCACAGGATCAAAGGGCGAGTATCCTGGCATGCCTATAGCGGCAGCCCGATCATCCCAATAACGAGGCATGTGTTGCATCAAACCTGATGCCTGATCGACAGGGTTAGAGTACACGTCCGTGTTATGAGCATACGGATCGCCACGACTCTCGCAATGGAGTACCTTCATGAAGGTGCTAAATTCTTCTGGTATCCCATAGTCCTCTAAAGCTTCAGCGACTATAGGAGCCCACCTGTCGGTTTGCCATCCCCATACTTCAGGGACAGGTTCCACCACAGGTATCCACGGAATGGTAAAGAACCACAGTAAATTAATCATTTATCCTCCTAAACAAATCTGCGTATGCGTACGCTGCTTGCAATGGAACTACAGCGTTCCCTAAGCACTTCATCGTTCTATTGAAACTTATGTCGCTCGACGTAATCCACCCTTCAGGAAACCCCATCATCCACTCGATAAACGCAGGGTTCATCCTCCAATCAATAGCAGGTGTAGGAGCAGGCCTACCTAGGACGGCTTCCCATCTTCGTATAGCTCCATCATAACGACCCCAGGTAGTCTCCTTTTCTTCCACGCATGGCTCCAGTTCATGTTCTTCCCTCTGTCCTTCCAGTCCCTTGCCGTTGGTGTTGGTAGCAACGCAGAACCATCTATCCCTACGGTGAGGCGCTCCGACTTCTGCCGCATATAAAGTGCGCCACTCCCATCTGACGAAACCTCTGTGGGCCATTTCTGCACAGACTCTGGCAAGAGCGTCTCCGTTGTTAGCGGATAGAAGTCCTCTGACGTTTTCAAGGAGGAGCCATTTTGCTCCTGCTTCTTGCGCCAGCTTGCAAATATCCGCAATGATGAATCTTTCATCTGCTATACCTTTCCTTTCTCCAGCTATGGAAACAGGCTGGCAGGGGAACCCACCAACCACCAAGTCCACCTTTGGGGGATCCTGGATTTGTGTTAAGTCACCTAGATTAGGCACACCAAAGTGCTTATCTAGGATCTTGGATGCAGCCGCATCCGTTTCGCTCACCCATTGAAGGTCAGTGTCAGCTATCATTCCTAAGCCGAGCTCTAAACCTCCTATGCCTGAGCATACTGAACCTACTTTCATATATTCTCCCTTCGGTAGTAGGGGCAGGCGAGTGGCACTCGCCCGTAACCGCCGAAAGGAAAAACGACTAGCCCCATCTACCAGAGCTAATCGTCCTTCCTCCATGCGTCATTTTCTCGAAGATCCGCAAATGATACTTCTGGATCTTCAACAGTTTCGTCAAGGATTACCTTGTACGCCGAGTTCTCTACGCTGTCTAACAAATTTAATGCCCTAGCGTATTCGCCCTCGTATATTGCATGTCGAATTAGACCTGTCCATTTAGTGATAAATGTGGCTAACGACTTCAGTGTGTGCTTCATATAATGCACCTTTCTTGTTACACTTATTATATCAAAACAAAGTCATCTTCTTGTTGACTTGGGGTGAACTTCTTCGTTATTCATCATCATCTTCAGTAAAATCTTCCCCCACTGAAGACCAGCAGTTATCGCACACATGGTATCCAGAGCGTATGCCAATGATCTGCTCCCTGTACGCAGGGGTAGCTTCAGGCCATACGTCCTGAACCAAAGCACCTTTTGTATAGGTACTCCATCGATGAGGGTCAACAAGCACGACTGTTTCAGCTTTGCACATGTTGCATTCGACTTGTTTCTCATCCCAGTCTTGGGTGATTGCATTCCGTTCCATGACTCACCTCCTTTCTATCTTGGGTTAATAGCGAATCGGACATTGCCCTTACCTACAGTGCAGTAATCGCACTTAGCGCAAGCGCCCTCCCCGATATATTTGCCTGCCTTTGTAGTCTCTTCAGACCACTCGACAAGATCTATGCGCCCAACTTGTTCTGGGCATTTAAGGCCTCTGGGTTCACCACATAGCTCTGCTACAGCCTGTGTCTCTGCCCAGTCCTTACCGTTAAAAGCAAACATGACATGCGGATTCTCGGATCGGACTTGCACAGCCCATTCCCAATTCCACATGTCAGTGCTCATATACACGGCCAGGTTCTCAGCAGTCAGCGTCGGCACATACTGGAAGCATCTGGTGTATACCCAGAACTTCACATCAGGGTAAGCTATGGCGATCATGTCCATCGCTTCCGCAAATGCTTGCGATGGGATGTCCCCATCCCAGAACCAACGAAACTGCCATTTGTCCACTGGCACGTTACGCTTGATCTTCTGGTCGATAGATGCCTTCACCCCAACCTCAAGCAGCTTATATAAAGCTACCTTGTCGTTTAGATGTGGTTCTATCGTTTTCCAGTTGTGCTCTAGCGCATTCCTCACAGTAGCCCATTGGCGCTCCGTAGATTCCGCATAACACGAATCACAGAACGGTGTCCTATTAGTGCATCTGCTGGCAGACAAGCCGAAACTGTTCTTGTCGTTGACAGTAGCGTCCGTACCCAGCTCACCCTTTTGGGTGGCGTGGTTCGTGACCTTCCTGTCTCCTGCAAATTTAACTGGTGTTTCTAACATTATTCACCTCCTTTTGTTATTTTGGTAGTTTGCCAAGCCTCTACGCTAGGCCAAGCATCCGCAGGGATGCCTGACTTATCTATTAAGGCAGCAACTATCGCTTCACCTTGTTCTTCTGCCTCAAAGACATCATCGCAGTCACGTGCAACGACATTAACTTCAAAGCTGACTGTTACATCTACCTCATAATCAGGCATTGTTCACCTCCTTCAAGGCTTGACTATCTGTCCTTCATCTGGAGTTCCCTCCAGGTTTTTATCAGCGATTGGTGCCAGCTTTCTGCTGGCAACCATTTCACTTCCAAACGCCCTTTCCATACGGCGCTCGTAAACTAAGTAATCTATATATTCATCACTCATCTGTTCTCACCTCCCCCCATATCATCTAGTGCGTCCATTATCATTTCAGCCTGCTTCCGCTGATCTTCGGGGCCATTCGCATACACGTTGACGCTTTCCTCACCTCGCTCAAAAGCTTTGAACGCAGTAGTCAGAGCTGTGAAGAAGTCTACTTCTTCCGCTTCGATGGAATGATTCACCCATACTGAGAAGTTATTCATCACTTACCTCCTCTGTCATGCTCGCTTTCCTACGCTCAGGGTCAAAGTCTAAATAGGCTGTAACCTCCGCTAATGCTGCCCTAGCTTTTTCCCTCGCTTCAGGTTCGGTCCTGTCATCATCAACTAGACACTGGAGGAACCTTTCTACGTTGGGCCAATAGGGTTCTATCTCTATTGTCTTATCTGTCACTTACATCACCTCCCCGAAGCTGTCACCCTCAAGAGGCAACATAGACAAAGAAGACCCATTGTCCCAATCAATACAAACAGACCAACAGATCTCGTTGTCTATCTCGTACTTGATGGTACCCA